AAAGAATAATACCGTAGCCGAAACCGTAGCACATATGAATCATTTAGATGAAATGGAAAAAACATTCGCCGATGGACGCGAAACACGAGGCGATGTGTGTACAGCAGAAAACGTCGCTATCGGAAATCCAATGCGCGCCACCAATATAGCCGCTATGACTGGCGATAGTATGTGCCAAGAAGATGATTATGATATGGGATTTTAAACCAGTGAACATTTGAAAATAAACCTCATAAAAATACTATTATAGAAATGTGTTATACAATAAACCAAATTTTTTGTATCGTTATTGTATAACAGAAGGAAAGATGGCAGATGACCTACCACGAGCAGTAACGGTGGACACAGATCGAAAACGTAAAGCCAATGAACTTTATGTTATTCCACCATTACCACCAAATAATAATGATAACAAAAGTATAAATTCTTTCCAGTCATTCGAGTCCAACCAACCAAACCAAAAACGAACAGCGCTTGAAAATTATAAATTTTCATTAAAAAACCCGACAGATATTAAAACCACACCTCCACCTTCACCTTCTCAAAAAAGTCAACAAACCGCAAATACAAGTCAACAAGCAGCTACATTCTTATCACAACATAGTAGTGGTTATGGAACCAATGACAAAATTGGATCCAATAGCCTAGCTAATACACCTAGAAAACTAGACTCAGAAGAAATCAAGACAATAATAAATGAATATATACAAATTCTTCGTGATACAGAACTAGATAAGACTTTTGCAAATCTAGGTGAAAAACTAGATATTAAATTTAAAGATTATGTACCTCGTAACTACCGTTTTCCTGTTTTGAATAATATTGGAACAGTAATCAAGTGTGACCCCAATGTACCAAAACGGAAAAAATTAGACAAGAATAATCCTATCCTTCAATGGGCAAAAAACAAGAAAAAAGAACTTGATAACGAGAATAGTGATAATCAGTCAGTGTATACTATTCCGCTTGATTTAAAAAGTATTACTACAGCTTTTGATGTAAGCCCTTTCACACCATTTATAATAATGAGTGAGGACCTTGGATATGCATTAAATTTCAAATTTAAAAACAGAATGGAATTATTTATAACAAAAGATAAGGAATCAGTTATAAAAGAAGGTAAGGAATATGGTTCAAATATACAAAATATTCTTGATGACGATCAAGAGACAATTAGACAAAAAATAACAAGCTTACAAATAAACAAAAATTATAATGAACAACACAAAAAAATACAATTTTTTATTGACGCAATCGATTTGATTCATGACGTTGCATATGCCAAAGAAACAGATGGATACATTGCTGCTCTAAACAAAATTGCAACTAAACACGGTGTAACAGATTTTTCAGAATTTACCGAAAAAATAATCAATAAATCAAATGCAACAATACAAAAAGAGGTAAATGATATGAGAAAACAAAAGAGAAACGAACTAATTAAACTAGCAAACGAAAATAATGTACCAATCCCACATATGGAAGAAACCCCACTAACACTAATGGAAGGTTATTTTGAGTTTTTTGATGTAATGAATAAATACAATGGAGCAAGTAATGTAAATATGGCGTATTTTGAATCTGGACGAAAATTCAAATATGGTAACGAGTTTAAAGAATTAGTTGAGAAGTACAATGATAATGGTGATGATTTTAAAAAAGATTGCTCATCATATTGTAATATAAATATTGATAATGGTAATGATGAATATAATAATCTTTACGAAAAACTAGCTCATACAGATAAAGGTAATCCTTATGTAGAAACAAAACCGTGTACTACTATTGATGGATTTGGAGTAACAAATAAAAGCGTCATACCAGATAATTATCAAATATATACATTTAATAATGTATTCGGAAGGTTCAATTACAAAATACATACATTCTACGTTCTCAATGTGTGGAAGCATATAATAATGATTTACGATATTAATGAGGTTATTAATAATCCTAATCCTATTGCAATTTTTACTCTTTACGGTAATGGTACGATAGATTCATTATTGAGTGCAGCAGGTATGGCTATAACTCGAAACGGAGATGGGGGAAAAGGTGGTACTTTATCATTTAATGATACAATTACAGAATGGAATACGATTAGTAAAAATGATGAATTGATTAGTAAAATTACTGTTCCAGGTATTCTTTCAATCGAAGCAAAAAAAGATGAACACATATTTGGAAAATATTCTAAATCGTATGAGTATTATTTTCAACTTTTACTTCTTGGAGTAAAGACGTGCGGGGACCTTGTTGTATATCAGTACAATAAGGATACTCATACTAGTCTGCATTTTGTAGGAACTACAGATAAAGGAATTGCATTTTCGAATGAAATAGACTTTCTACAACCAGAAAATGATAAGAAAGAGGTATTAATGGGCGTAATGCGCAGAGACGGCAATGGATGGTTGTATACGAAAGGTATAGAAAAAGTTAATAATAAATTAAAGTCGGAACAAATTATTATAAAACTGATAAGTTACTATCACTTTTTACTAGCATATGATAAGACTAATAATGCTAATAATGTTATGTTAATACTTGAAAACGCAATGCCTACAGGTTATTCAATAAATTTAGAATCCGAAGAAAAAGTTAGTAGATTTAATCAGCTGAAAGTGTTTAGAGAAGAAACATTCAATACAATAGAAGAATACAGCGAGGTTGAAATAAGTCCATATGAATCATGTATGTTAACAATACTGATAGAAGAAAATAAAGCAATAAATCAAAGTATAAAGAATTGTATTACTAATGCTAGTACCATTTTTGCAAGTTATAATGAGTCTTTCTCGAATGTTAATTTTTGGGAAAGTATTGTGAAACTTCCTAACTTGAATGACGCATTTTCATCAAAAGTATCCAAAATAGCACAAAATCATGAAACTATTAGGAATATTTTTTCTGAAGTACCAAACAATAGAGTTTTTAAACAAGGTGAGACTGACGAATCTAAAAACTCAGGTTACAAGTATAAGATAAAGGGAGACACTATCAATGTAAAAATACAAGCTAATGATATAATAATATACTATGAGATTGACAACGATATCGAGGGTACTACAGTTAACGATGTAGAATTTAAAATAGAAAGTGAAGGCGAATCGAGAAAAAAAAAACACACATTGAAAATAACATCTCCAATTACATTAGACCTTCTTATACAATTGCTGGAAAAAACGAATAAAACGAATGAAACGAATGAAACGAACAAAAAATATTTTATACAAGTAGAAAATCCAGAAGGCGGTTACCACGAACATGATGACAGTAGAAAAATTATTTCAGAGGACATATACCGTATTTTTACAGAAACATTGTCATTAGCTTCGTTAAATGAAGAACAAATGAAAGAATGTCAAATTTTTTACAAAGAAAAACTAAAAACTATTGGGTATATAAGTTCAAGTGGAACTAGTGGAACTTCAATGGTTCAATCTGCAGGTAAAAGGCGTAACACTACGCGTAAACGCAGGCGTAGAGTGACACGTCGGAAAGGTCCAATTATTCCCAAAAAGAAGAAAAAGAAAAGGCACACCCGCAAAGGTAAACGGTAAATACTGTACATAACTATGACGACCCTCGCGTATATGCCAAGGTATTCGAATCTATCTCTTTTTCTATTTGTTTCATTACTTCTTCATCTCTCATATCCATTTTATCGAAAAAGTCTTGCATTCTTGCTTTTTGGAATCCACTGATTTCATGGTATATTCTGTCAAATGAGTCTCCTACAACTTTTACTTGTCCATATAATATACAACTTTACAACTAGGCATATACAATTATAACATAAAAAACTTAAAAATGTATTTATTATATATTGTATATTGTAATATATAATGAATTCAACAGAAGAGGTGATTGAATTGAAACAAAAAATTGAAAAAATGGAAAAATATATTACTGAATTAGAGGAACATTTGAAAAAATATACCAATAACAATAGACATCTGAAATATTATGAAAATAATAAAGAGGTTGTGAAAGAAAGAACCAAGAATTATGTAGATAAATTGAAAACCGAAAATCCAGAAAAATTAAAGGAATGGAGAAGGACGTATTATCTGAAAAGAAAAGAAAAGATTAGTAAAGAAACCAACATAAATATAAATATATAATATAAAAAATGTTATGGAGTGATGTTTTAACCAATTGGGAAAATGGTATTACTTTAAAATATCCAAAAAATGTAAAAGGTAAATTTCAATGGAATACAAGCGTATTAAAAAATGATGGAAACGTAGCATTTAAACAAACTTTTAGAACCAACAATAAACTACCTCAAATTCAAAATAAAAAAGATTTTGAAGAACATATAAAAAAATCACAAAATAAATACGTTGTTTCTTTTCCAAATTTGAGTAAAGATACTATGTTAGTAGTTCCGATGCCTATTCGTGGTAAAAATTATGCTACATTAAGAGATTTTATTGATAATGCACCTGAAATACAGCAACAAGAATTTTGGAAACACGTGGCAGAAGTAGCTAAAAACTTTATGAAGGAAAAAGGTAAAGTATGGATAAGTGTACACGGTTTAGGAGTTGATTATACACACGTAAGAATATCAACAAGTCCAAAATATTATTTTGATAATGAACTTAAAAATGAATAAGACAATTATAGCGTAAAATACTTAAAGAAATTATCTTTATATATTTTATAAATGAAGAAAAAGAAAAAGCAGGAATTCCAAGAGTTTAGGAATACTGAAAAGTCCGCATACAAAACTTTCAAAATTCCTCTGAAAACTATTTTACAAAATCGTGATACAACACAACCAGTCATTAATCATCTGGTTTTTGAAATGAATGATTTAGTTATTCATACTTACCAATTTATTCGTTTGTATGTTTTACATCAATATACCAAAAAACTCCCTTTACCTGAACTAAACAAAACCTTTATATTGTATTGCATCAAATCGTTAGGATTAAGAGATAATAGGGGAAAGAAAGGAAAAGATACTGAACTTTTGGAAACATTAGAACATTTCTATAAAACCGAATACCAACCTTTACTAAATCACGAAAAAACTAATTTGAAAAATACAACTTTTTTATTACCTTATTTAGCGACGCAAATACATACTTCATTAAATAATAATTTACAAGAGCATTTCATTCAACATTTTTTACGATTTATCAATAAAACGACAAGCGAAATAACAGAAGATAAGTCAACATTATTTCAATTTAAGAAACAATTATTTGATTTATCTGAAACAGACGCTATGTTTTCTAACTGGAAAAAAACGCATTTACCTAACATATTACCTACCGAAATCAAAAAGTCAATCCATTATGATGTAAAAGTAAGACCTTTTGAATATTTGAAAGGAATGTTGTATATGAATTCAGTAT